GGTTTAATGTAATCACCTGTCATAGCCCCAGCGCCTTTACCGCCACCGCCTGTGCCACCGCCTGTGCCACCGCCTGTGCCACCTGTCAACGGGCTTATTTTGACTCCTGCCATAGCCATTAACAGGCGTAGTGCCTCATTTAAGTTTGCTAAGTTAATTAAATCTTTAGGCTCAAAAGCCTCTAGTATGTCGTTAATCTGTAGCAGCTTGATATTTTGCCCCTGCAATACACCCAAGATACCTAGCTCTTTGTTGAGTTTGGCAGCAAGCGCCGTTGCCCCTTCTACATCCTTTGCCGCTATAGCATCCTCTAGTAATAACATATCGCGCTTAATTGTCAGGCGTACTAAATCGTTGGCTACTTGTAGCTTTTGTTGATCCGTTGCCTCTGCGCCTAGTTTGTTTATTTCGCTTTGCTTTGCTAGTAGCGCTGCGTTTATCTGTATCTTATCCATATCAAAAACATCTTCACCCTTTGCCAGGGCTAGAGCAGCTTTATCAAGTGCTGCCTGGTCTTTCTTGGCCTTAGCCTTTGCTAACTCTGCAGCTGCAGTTTTCTTAGTTTCTGCAGTTAGCGCCTTAGCAGCTTTAAGGGCTAGGGCATCGGCGGCCTTTTTGGCCTGGTATGAGCTAAAACCACCGCCGCCCCTTTCTGCTAAACGCTGAGCTGCATCTTGGGCTTGATATTCTTTTCTAAAAGCTGCTAGGCGCTTAACCATCTCAATAGGGCTACCGCTGCTAGTAATTATATTTATCTGTTGAATTAAGCGGCTAAAGCCAACTAAGGCATCACCTATTGCGCTAGCTATTGCTTCAATAAGGCCCAGGGTTTTAGGTAAGCCACCTGATCCGCCTAAAGTTGTAAGGGCCTGTACTAAGTCTTTACCTAATGACTCAGAAGCATTAGCACTGGCTACCGATAGTTTAGCCATTGATCCTGCCAGGCTATCGGCTGCGAGCTGTGCCTGTCCACTACTTACCTTTGCTACCTGAGTTAGTATCTCGTCAAAGTTCATAGTAGCTAGCTCGGCTTTAGATATGCCTAGCCCGTACTTCATAAGGCCGCGAGTGTTACCTGCGTAGGCCTTTGATAAATCACCTGCCACGCTTACTACATCTAGGCCACTCATCGCGCTTAGGTCTAGGGCAGTCTTTAATAAATCCTGTGACTTGTAAAAATCCCCTGTAGTGGTAATTAGTTTTTGAAAGGCTGGCCGCAGCTGGTCATCGAGTACGCCGTACTGGCGCTCAAGGTCTGCTATAAATACTTTAGTAGCAGGATCGGCAAAGGCTAGTCCTAAGTTATCCAGGGTCTTAGATAATGTCCTAGCTGCCTTATCATCGGCTGCAAAGGCGCTTACTGCTCGCTTGGCAGCTTGTACTCCAAAAACTAAGCCAAAACCTTTAGCTAGGTTTTTTACGCTTTTACTGAGTTGCTGGGTGGCCTTATCGGCCTGCGTAAAAGCCTTTTTACCTGTGTACTCAGCGGCTATATTTATTACTACGCTGGGATCAAGTGTACCCATTATTTAACTCCCATAGCGTTATAGAATTTTATCTTTGAATTTTCTATAGCTTTTAATACAGCGGCGTTAGTCTTGCCGCCATCTTCGGCCCAAGCTCTAAATATCGCGCGACCCTTCATTTTACGCGAGCGCCTGCCTGCTCCCGTTTGATTATTGGCATCTACTATCAAGCCATCGGAGTTGATAGCATCTATAAATTGTTTACCAGCTTGCGGGTTAAAGCTGTTAGATTCTTTTTTAGTGCCGCTACGCGTGTAACTATACTCGTAGTAACTTTTCTTTTTAGTAATTGTTGTACTTTGCGGGCGGCCCTGCGGATTAACACGGCCTGCAGTTTCAAAGATAGTACCTGCCGCACTCACATTAACAATACGGGCTAGGGCCTTAAATCCTTGCTTATTAGGTTTAGATGGTGAAGTCTTATAGCCTATGCCACCCTTTGCTGCCCCGCTATCCCATATTGGAAACTTGCCCGTAGTTGTAGCTGCTCTGCCCCAACCTGATAGCGGAGCCTGGCTAGGTATAAAGCCTCTAGCGTTTTTAACAATAGGGGCTAACAGGCTTGCTAACTCTTTGCGAGTTTCTTTTGCTAAATCAGGGCTAAATTTTTTAATAGCTTTGCGGAGTTCAAGTGCGCCTTTTACCTCTACTGGCACTTTGCATCTCCTTTGCTCGATCCTTTAACACCTGCAATATATTAGCTAGCATTACGCTATCTAAATCTAGTAAAGCCTGGGGCGCGATGCCTGTTTCTACGGCTAGCTGCGCTATGAGATAACCAAAGTTACCGCGCCCCACTACTCCAAAGGGTTATCGTCTAGCACCTCGACCTTAGCCAGGGTTTCTAAAAACGCTGCCCCAAAAACGGGTACGGTTTCGCCGCTAGTGCGTATGCACTCCCAGGCTAGCCAGTACACATCGCTTTGCTTTTCATCATCTCTAAAGGCTTTGTGAAAACCTTTTTTAGCGTATAGCTCAAAGGCGTACTCGATACGCGGCGTTATCTGATGCTCAGACACCGACCCGTCAGCCCTTGTTATCTTTAGTTGTGCCATTTGTTTAGCCCCTTTGTTTAGTTGGTTATGAGGTAGTAATTACAATAACTGAGTTACAGGTAAAGGTAATTGACTGTGTGGCAATATCGGCTACTGCGCCGTTAATGTCTGTAGTGTTATTTACCAAAATTGTAGTGCTGTATAGCGGATTAGTTGCCGATACTGCGGCGCTAGTCTGCTTTAGTGTTAGGGTTACTGTTGTACCCCAGGCAGCTTGCAGCGTTGCATTGACATTAGCGGCCGCTGTATCACTTAAAAAGTCAAGTGTGATAGTGCTGGCCTCTAAGCCTTTTACGAACTTGTGAGCGGTATCGCCCATAGCTGTAACTTCTAGCTCGTCAAAGCTGCGGTTAATTGTTGCGCTCGTTACGTGATCGGAGAGCGCTACAGAGTTAAGCGTAACTACCACTCCATTACTTAGATAAATAGCCATCGCTTATGCCTCGTCCTTTTCTGTTGTTGTTTCTTTTGGTTTGGTTTCTTTAACCTCAACAGGCAACTCTTGGCCTATCTTAATTAAAAACGCTTTTTCTTCATCTGTTAGTGCCATTTTAGCTCCAGCTCGTTAGTACGGATATTTGTAAATCGGCTGTTAGTAAGTCACCGCTAGCCACACTTAAAACGCTAGGGGCGCTAACAGAGCTAACATTAAATACGATTGCGCTAGCAGCCAGTAAATTAAACACGGCCACTATGGTGTCCTCGATGCCTGTTAAGTTGCCTTCATTATCAAACATAGGCACAGTAATAATAATCTTAAAGTTTGCTAGCGGCGATATAGTCGAGCGCGAGTTATTGCTAGGCGTTAAATACGGATCGGCTGGGGCCACAATAACGCTGTTAGCTAATATATTGCTAGGCGGGTAGGCAAAGGTGGACCAGGCTGCAGCGTTAGTTATAGCTGTAGCTATCGTGGTGCGTAACGTAGTTATGGCTGCAGGCATTAGCCGACCATACTCGCGGGTGATAAATAATTTGCTAAAAGGCCTCTGATCGATGCCAAAAGTGTGTTAGACATCTTGAAGGGTGATGGGCTATATCCATCTACGCCTGTGCCGCCGTTTTGTGTGCTAAAGCGCGCAGTCCATATATTTTCTGCCAGGATAAGCGCGGCCGCATTTATGGCAGGTGTATTGGCATAGGTAGCCGTCTTTGTATCGTCCCCTGTAGCTGTGCCGTATGGCAGTACGCGCCTAAAGTTTTGATCCGCTGCCACTTTTGCATATTGTATAAAACTATAGCCCTGCGGAAATTGCCAGTAGTTAAGCTGCATATTAAAGGCTGGCAGTATATTACTTGTGCCTGTGCTGAACGGGATAGTGGCCGTAATGGTGTATGCCCCGTTAAAAGTAGAGCCAGCCCCAGCAATAGTTACAGATTGGCCCGTAGTAAATATGCCAGGGTTGGCTAACATAACTGTAGCAACATTAGATACTAAAGCTGTGCCTACTACAGGCGTGTTATCAAACCATAAAAACCCGTTAATTAAATCCTGGGCTGCCTGGCAGGTGTCCTCTATCCACGTGTAAGAATCGTAAAGAGTACCGACACCGAGGCTAGCTTTAAGCGTAGCGGCTGTTACATATGTAGCGGCCATATCGGTACTCCTTACGTTAGGTGAGTAGGGCAAAGGGCTAAATATGCCCTACCCACTATTGAGTTATTGCTTAGGTGAAGTTGTAACGAATAATACCCTTAGGCATCTTGGCGATTGTCGCCATATAGCCATAGATGGCTACCTGTACCTGTAGGTTAGATACAACATTTACAGACATATAGGCAGTTGGTGACTGGTACACAGTAAAGGCCTCAGGTGCCAAGATAATTGCTGAGTCATCTACTGTAGTAGTAGCTGCAAAGTTCTTATCTACATAAAGATCAAGGCCAAGTACGTTACCTCGAATAGAGCTAGCCATTACGTTACCTGCATTATTCATTGGGTTAGCGGCTGAATAAATTGGGCGGCCTGTTGAATCGGTAGCACCAAGTAGTAGCTGCCATTGTGATCCATTAGCAATATAGTTATTAGCAAAATAACCAGT